AAATGATTGTACTTGCTGCGTACTTGAGGCCAGAACCTCCCCCCATTTCTTTTGTAGGGACATAAGAACCAATGACATCGTAGGTATGATTTGTTACTATTAGTGGAATGTTTGCTTGACCAAGTTTAAGAGTAAGCATCCTAAATGCTCCCTTCACAAGTTGAGATTTGGTCATATCTCTTACTTGCTTATCATCCAATGCATCACGAATTTCTTTCTCTGTTGAAAGCATACCTAAAGAATCTAACACAAACATACAAGGTTTGCGTTCATCCTCTGACATTTGTAAATATTTATCAACTGCCTTCAGTGCCTTCTGCCTAAACTCCTCAATAGTCACTACATTTATTACTACAAATCTAGTAGTATCAATATTACGACTATCTAAAAGTGTCCTAGTAATGCTATTCTCAGTGTCAAAATAGAGTACATAAGCATCGGGGTTAGTATCAAGAAAGTTCTTAACCACGGCGAGAGAGAAGAAAGTTTTTCCAGTGCTGCTTTCTCCAGCAATGGCAGTAATCTTATTAGAAGACACACCCCCAAATATACTGCCTGAACACAACCCATTAAAGATATAGCTTCCTGTATCCACGAATTGTTCGACCTCAGTAATCTCAGACGCCAGTTTCGTAAAATCATCTCCAATTTCTTTTACAATATCCTTCAAAAAGTCCATTAAATTACCATCCCATATTGTTCACGTAAAATTTTCTTATAAGGTCCATCTGGATTTTCATCCCTAACCTCTTTAATAGTTTTCATTTTTTGATATAGTGCAGCATCACCTCCAAGACGCATTGCACTCACTAATGTTGCTAATTCTTTGTCGTTAATAGGTAAATCCATTAGGCAAAAAATGATTCCAGGTTTACAGTTTTTTCTATATTCCAACCAATCGCTTCTAAAATAGTTTTGAGTGGTTCTAAGAAGGCTTTTTCAAATTGTAAGTCATAATCAATATATTTGTCAAGACCAATTTCATGCGGAAAATCCTGAATGAAAGAAATAATATTCTCACGAATAATATTTGGTTTCTTTAAATAACAGAATTTAATTTTATCACCATTCTGAATGAAAGAATACTTATTAGTCAACTTATGTTGTTTAACGTAATGATTATATAACAAAGCGCCCCGTATATGTATAGGAGTTCCTTTGGCATATATTGTGGAATGTGCCCGATACTTAACGACATCAGATGCAGAACGTGGGAATGATATTTCTTCTGGTGGGAGAGTTCTAAACTTCTTTCTAGAATCCTCAATAAACATCTGAACATCCTGTTCCGATCCACTCATAATAAGTTTAAGAGCATCCTTAATCATCTGACGACAAGGAGCAGGTGTAGAGGATTTAACTGCCTCAATACCCATAATCTTTAACTTAGGTTCTTCATATCTTACACCTTCACTGTCCCATACGTTAAGAATATATCGCTTCTTCGCAGTCCAGATACCACGATCAGCAATATTCTCACGCTTCATTTGCATTTTTTGGTCGTAGGCATTGACGTAGGTTGCCAATTCTTCATAAGAACTATCAATATACGGCTCAAATTCCATCTCACAGATCTTATTAAGGAACGTGACAATGCCTTCATTAGTTTTCTTTCTCCCTTCGTATACACGGTCAACCAAAGGACCCAAATGAAGGTAGATAGAATCAGTATCAGAAGCAATAACATAATCTACATCCTCCGTTTTAAGAATCTTATTCATCCTCTTATTCATCTTATTCTCAATCCAGCGGATAGAAACCTGACCAGACAGTGTGATTGCCTCTGCATTTTCTAACTTATAATATCTAAAGTATGCATTTCCTAAAGCACCATAAGCACTATTAAGAGCAATCTTCTTCGCCATTTGGATGTTGTTACACCTTGAAATCTCTTTTTCCAATTTCTTGGTGGGAGTTTTTTCATATCCTTTCTTTGCCTCAATCATCTTCTTCTTGAAGACCACACGATCTCCATACATCTTGTCCATCAATTCAGGCAAGAATCCCCGCTTGGACTTGTCAAACATAGCCCCGTTTGCACAGGTAGCGAAATCAGGGTCAGCACTGAAGTCTCCACTGAGGATCGATTCAACGCTGACCCTAGGGTGTGGGATCTCCTGAAGTGTCTCTGGTGAGATGTTGTACTGCATGATAAGATGAGGATACAAGGAGTTAAGATCAAAACTGACCACCCAATCATAACGCCCAGGATTCGGTTCTTTAACGTATGCGCCTGCATATTTTTCGCCTTTTGCTGTTTTATTCTTTGGTGGAATAACAATATTTCGTTTCTTAAGATAATTGTAAATGATATTATCCCACATCCTTACTTGATAAAACACATCCACATAATTTACTTTCGCATCATATGCCATTGTTAAAGCAAGTTCAATCAGTTTCATCTTGTCTTCCAATCGGTCAACAAGTTCAACGTCAACAATGTTATACTCAATAAACTTCTGCCACCCATTCTTATAGAAATCCTTAAAGGTTTCAAATTCAGAGTGGTCAAGTTTTTTCTGTCCTAATTCTACCTCAGCAATGTAATCTAGTCTATAAGATTCTTGCGCTTTGTAAGTAAACTTCTTATAAAGGTCAAGATAATCTAACTGAGTTACACCGCCAACATCAAATACCTCATGCCTACGTCCCATAATATAAGTTTCACCTTCACTCACAAGTCCCCAAGGAGAAAGTCTCTTCATTAACTTCTCACCAAGCACACGTCTAATGCGCTTAGCAATATAAGGGATATCATATAATTGAATATTCCATCCAGTAATCACATCTGGAACATCCTGCATCCAATAATTAATAAAATGATTTAGAAGTTCATACTCACTAGGACAATGATGATAAGTTACATCCTTCCTGTTATTCTCAAAGGGTTTAACCCCCCAAGTAATGATCTGCTTTGTTGTATAGTCCTGGATACTAATAGCGAGGATCTCTTCATTGCACGATTCAACATCTGGAAATCCTTCCTCAGACGCAACCTCAATATCAAGAGTAACCAGTTTAATCTTACTGATGTCAAACTTGATCTCATCCTGAGGGTATTTCTCCGATATGTATTGGTAAATATACCTGTCATTCCCGTATATTTCAAATCCCTCAATATCTTCATACTTCTTATAGAAGTCACGACAGTCCCTGACCGTTCCCGGATTAATAGTTTCAACTGGTTCTCCGTTTAACGTTTTATATTTAGTTTTCTTTTTAGATTTAACAAATAATGTAGGGAAAAATTCATCCCTATGTTCATATCTCTTTCCATTCTCTACACCCCTCACCAGGAATTGATTCCCGATTAGTTGAATATTGGTGTAAAAATTTTTCATTTAGTGAGATCTAAGTATTTTTCAAGTAGTGTGGGCATTGGTTCACAAAGAGTAAGTATCTTATCAGAACTAATCATAAATTCATCATCTTGTGTAATATTCAACATCCATGGCTTCAATACTGCCACCCCTTCTTGCATTGTTATCTTCTCTTCTGAAGTTGTAATAACAAACGGATTGATTAACTTACAATCAGGTTCTCCAGGAACTGCTGCGGGAACCTCCTCAATCTCACTGATCAGGATCTGTTTGCTCGTCAGTACTGCTATTTTGATCGTCTTTGCCATAATTTACAATGTCCTCTGTGTACATTTCTTTTAGTTTAGTTATTGGTTCTACCATAGTGATTACCCACTCAGCAGTAATTGGAATTGTTTTCTCTTTAGAAAGTGGCATCCAAGGGAAAAGAGAAACTTCAAATCCTGCTTTTTTATTATTACCATCCTCCTCAGTAAGATTCGGATTCCTCATCTTAACCACACAAGGTTGCTTAAGAAAATATCCAACTACCCTCTTATTTTCCTCCTCACCCATTGCCATCTCAGCAACATCAGCAATAATATCCTCTCCTGATTTGAGAAGCATTAATTTAATCGTCATACTCGTTATTTACCTTTGTATATTTTACCAAGAAAAAGGGGAACCGTCAAGCAGTCCCCCAAATAATTTATTTAAAACCAATTCTTACGTTGGTGATGCTCTGGAACTACCTTACCTAACTCCACGGTGAGGAGTCCGTCCTCAAAGCTGACGGATCTAACCTCTGTATCGTCGGAGAGCGTCCATTGTTTGGTAAAGGAACGTTGGGCCAGTCCTTTGTGGACAAATTCTCCATCATCTTTCGGTTCTTCTTTTTGGCCTTCCACAGATAACTTCCCAAACTCCGTATAGACTTCGACTTCATCTTTCTTAAACCCTGCAAGGGCGATTTCGAGTTTCGATAAGACATCGTTAATTTGTACTAAATTATATGGTGGATAGAATGATGGTTTAGAAGTAGTTGTATCATCCCAAAATCTATGGAGATAATCATCCAATCCTATACTGTTTCTATTAATCCTCTCAAAAAGTTCTGGAAGATTTGCAGCATGATACCGCGCTAGATTAGTCATCTTAGTAGCTCCTTATTAAAGCGAGTTTGTGTTTTGTAGACCCCGAAGGCGTCCATACTTATTTATAACACAAATCCTAAAAAAGAGCAGTGGGGTTTACCGCCACTTTTCAGAATACAAGAAATTCCCATCTCTCCGAAAAGAAGTAGGTCTTTTTTTGTGTATATGAGTGAGATAAAAGTTTGTATAATTCACAATCACTAAAAGGATTAATAATATAGTATTCAGCATTATTCTTCTTGGGTCTTTCCTTTCTTACCAATATTATACTTCTGCTCTAACACCCACTCTCCCTTATCCTTATATGCAAGAACTTTAATTTGATTAAGTGGTGCAATATCAGCAACGGCATCTGCCTTTACTATTGAAATAAGTCCCCAATCAGCCAAAAGGCGAGCAATGCGATTACGTCGCTGTACGTCATTAACTGTAAGATTAGCATGTTTCCCATCCAGAGCAAAGAGCTCCTTAAAATGCACAATAAAATACCTACCCTGCTTGTGCAAGATATGACATGATTGATAAAGTTTCTTTTCCTTCCTGGACGCAACTCCAATTCTTGTTAAAGTCTCACGGACTTTAAGGAAGTCATCAGGTTCATTAAGAAGTACCTCCACCATTTGGTCTTGCGACCACTTTACTTCAGGTTCTACCGTAGTAGTCATTGTCTTCCTCCAGTTTCAAGTCTTTGTTTAATGTAATCCAGTTGTTGTTGTGATAAAATTTTCAGTGCCTGAGACGCTTTCTCATTACTATAACCATAGTATTGTTTAACACATTGGAGGTCCGTGACTTTATCCTTACGGAGCCAGGGAGAAAATCTCTTCTTTTTCCTAAGAGTATTTAGATAGAAACTATATTGCATATCTTTGTCTAGGAATGAATACTTATTCATCTCATTAACAAACATTATACAATCAAGATTACCTGATAAACAACGATTAATAATATAAGGGGCATAATCCTTTTTAAGCGACGGATCTTCCTCCATCAAATTCTTCTTCGTGAAGTTGATTGAATTAAGCCAGTCCTTCAGTTCCATAATTCATTAATAATAATTCTTTTCTTGTTTTTTGATCTCTCATATACTCACCTACGGAACGCATTGTATATGTAAGATCAAACTCAGCAGCATTCCATTGTAATGCCTTAAACCTATCCTTTACAAGTTGATCTGAATTATAACTTATCATCATATCCATAGCACTAGTGTCGCAATTACTAGCAAAGATATCATGATCAAATCCTTTATGCATAGACCCCTTACGCCCATAGAGGTTATCCTTAATATCATAAGGAGGATCAAGGTACATAAAAATAGTTTTATCATCAGTTCTTTCCTTCATCAAATACTCATAAGAATAATTGTTTATGTTCCAGTTTGCGATGATTTCAGAGTATCCAGGTAATTTTTCAATCCCCCGTACTGAAAAATTGCTATTGGAAGCTTGAGATGAAAAACTAGAGCTCTCAGTGAGACCGCTAAAACTGCACTTATTGACAATATAAAAAGCCACAGCGCGATCAAGGGATGAGTGATTAGCCTCATTAATAATAGACTTAGAGTTGTTGAATAACTCTCTTGCTGAATCTGGGTCATTGTGTGATAATTTGTACTTTAATAATTCATCCTTTAATTCTACACCAAACATCTGCAAAACTTGCCAAAAGTTTACAAGAGGTTCATAAAGATCATTCACCCAAACCTTTAGATGAGGATACTTCTTAGTAATATGTATTGCTACACTCCCCCCACCAAGAAATGGTTCCCGAAACTCTGTATAATTACGAAGGTCTGGAAAGTAAGGATCCATCTTCTTACAAGCACGGGACTTAC